CATCACACATATATTATACTACCTCTTATATGATTTGTCAAGGACTTTTTTGGCGCACTTGGCAGGACTCGAACCTGCAACCTACAGATTAGAAGTCTGTTGTTCTATCCAGTTGAACTACAAGTGCTAATCTACTAACCGTATGCGTTAGAAGTTTTACCCCTTTCTGCAATTTCTTTTATAGTCCTCTTGCAGACTGTGCAAAAAGTTTGTGTTGAATCAATCTTACAAATCTTCTGACACTTCCTGCTTTTTTCTTTTGACTTCTTAGTAGGAAACCAGTTACACTCCACATGATCCACCATGTCCAGTGATGTCACAGATGTCGTGCGTCTCTAGTCCTTCTTCAAACTCCTCACCAAGCTTTTCTACAGCTTCAGTATACGGCACCGAAGATAGAGGTTGTCCTCCCCTACATCCATCAGGGTACACCGTGAAACCTCGCAGCCTGTGAGCGTAAGAAGCAAGAGTATCAGTAAACTCATCAACTGTATCTTCATTGTTAAGCTTACTCCCCCACTTGGGCAGATTGATTGTGCTGCTGATAGACATATCAACATAGTCCTGTACATCTGCCTGAAACTTTATACGCCTCTTGTAGTCCTCTGCAAGATCAAGGGCTGACTCAATGCCTTTTGGATCAACGCCATACAGGTCAATGATCTCCTGTGCTGCACTGTCCACCACGTACTGATAGTGCCAACGATTACCACCCTTCAGATACCTGCGCTTGTAAGCCACAGCAAAGATAGGCTCTACACCTGTGGATGTTCCTGCAAGAATACCTATTGATCCAGTTGGAGCAATGGCACGATTAGCGACAGGGCGGCTACAGCCAAGAGTATTACTAAAGTCGGCACTAACGTGATCACTAACCCCTTTATAAACCGATAGCCACTTGTGAAGTCCTTCCGTAACTTCATACTTCTCTCCTCCCTTGATAAGCCATTCATGCATACCCATCAGGCCAAGGCCGAGCCTACGGTTCTTCTCTCTGGTTTTATAAATCTTATCATAAGGAAGCTTGGCTCTGAGTGTGCCGCACAGAAGAAACTTAGTAGCAAGCTCTACGCAATCTGCAAACTCTTTCAGATCGTCAATGCGCCCCATATTAATAGAACCAAGATTACAAACATCAGAATCATCTTCAGATGTAACCTCCGTGCAAGCATTACGCAGCGTCTCGTTTTCCTTGTCGAAAAAATTAAACGAGAAGCCCGGCTCTGCGCTTCTAAGAGCTTGACGTACATTAGTCCTAAAGACATCTCCTGTATCTCCTGTCTTCCAATAATTAAGTAACCATTCTGTGTCATAGTTAACGCTGATGTTTGTCATGTCCAGCGGTGCAACAAAGTTAAAGTCTTGTTCCTTTACCTGACCAATGGAGAAACCTGTCTCACCCACTGGCATATCATACCAGTTTTTACTGGCAAGAAACTTATTTACATCGGCATGTTTCCAGTTCAGGCTGGCATAGATAGCAGACCTGCGACTACCACCCTGCATAACCCTGCGACCAATTTCGTTGACCATCTGCATCTTTGGTATGGGGCCGGAAGCAAGACCACCTGTACCATTCAGGATACGTCCTTCCTCACGGTACACAGAGTAGTCCACTCCGATACCACCGCCTGTCATAAGACAGGACTCAGACTTCCAAGAGATGTCAGCCCAATCTTCTCTGGTATCCTCCTCTGCTTTGAGAAGGTAGCAGTTGTTAAAGAATTTGTTCTCACGTCCTGCATAATAAAGATAGCGACCACCGGGAATAAACTTCAGGTCAGTGATCATACGTTTCAGTTCGTCTTTGTCGTCCTTACTTAGATAGTCCTGACACACATCGTCTACCAAAGTAGATGACAGTGCATCCCATGTCTCGCACCCATGATGGGCGTACTTGTGTTTGAAAATGTCCTCGCTAAACTTAGAGCGAAACATCGGGTTCTCATTAGATCGAAATTGTGGCATAGCTTTGTCCCCTTTATTTATCGTATTCCATTTCCAATATGAGTTGGGCATAGTGGATCGCTTTTTCTATATCCTTTCTCCCCTCTCCTTTTGTGCGGTGTCGAGTGATGTATTTTATCACATTACCCTCCAGATAGTCAAGCCCATTTGCATGGATATATTCTACTGGTTGTATCTTGCATCCCTTGTAGTGTTGTCCCCCTACTTGTTGTTGAAGTGCTTTCTCTTCTTTCATACGTCTAGTATAATAATCATAATTTCTTTCAGTGTTTGGGTAGCTTGGTTCATCATAGGAAAGAGTTAAGCTTTCTTCTGATTTCATTTGCGTTCTCCGATGTTACAGTTTTAAGAGCGAAGCTTCTTACTACTTTAGGTTCTAATCCTGCAAGCTCACACGTTGTCTCAAAGTTTTCACAGGTTACTCCAACAGAACAGAAGACCCATGCACTTGCCTGATCACGATGCAGCACTGTCTCTAAACTTTCAGTAGGTTCTTTAGGTTTGGATAAGTCTAGCAAAGCCTGAAGGATTATGGCAAGATGTAATGTCTTGTCTGAATCTTTCTCAGTTAGATCGTACAGTGTACCGAAGTCCGGTACTTCATTTGTCATCAGACCCTATCCTTTCTATTTTTACTATGTCTTTATAAGGCTTATAAATACCATTTAGAACTTTATATAAATTACTGCTATCATACCCATCTATTTTTTTTAGCGTTTGGAATTCTTCAGTGTGACCATCTTTAAATGTTATAATATATGGTCCTTTAAAATTAGGATGTTTTTCTCCCGATTGAGCAGCACTCATGTTCGCACGATGTTCAGCACTAAGTGTCTTGCCTGTATGAGCAGCACTCATCTTAGCACGGCTTTCAGGACTAATTGTCTTGCCTATATTACCAGCACTTATCTTTGCACGGCTTTCAGCACTATGAAACTCAGGAGTGATAAACTTTACAGAACCTATCTGACCATTGTAGTACAGTCGCTCACCACAGGGTAGAAGTTCCGGTGAGAGTACATCATTGTCTGTCTGGAAATGTACCTCACCGCTTACCACCCCACCTCTTGTTTTATAGTTACAGATAATCTCAAAGGTAAACTTATCTTTACCAAGACGCTTCATGTCTTCTTTAAGTGGCTTACATGATCCTGCGTACACTCTCCAGTTAGATTCTCTGACACGTTTTCTTTTCTTATAGGTGTGGTAGAACTTCCTACCAATATATTTCCTGCCACTGACAGTGTTTGTTATCAGGTAAACAAAGCCATAGTATTTATCAGGGTCTACCTCGCCAACCCAATGATGTTTCTTAAACACTTAAACCGAGACTTCCTCAACGTCAGGCTGCTTCACTACCTGCGTAAGATACCGCCTACCTTGCGAATACTTGAACGCACGTAGCCCTGCACCGCCATTAGCATCAGACCAACAGTCTCTCTTATGCTCGCAATAAACACAACCAACAGCAAGCCTACGGTTGCCAGACTTACCATCAGGTAAATCGGAGTAGCACTTATCAGGTACACTGCTGTCAGCAACCACCTTTTTAAGATGTTTAATTCTTTCTTTAGCATTAATCATCTCCATGCTGTGCAGTTGAGAGAGACATACCTCACCAGTAGATTTATTAATAGCAAGGAAGGCTGCACGATCCAAACCATTAGCCGTTGCGTAGGCAGATACCTGTGCAACATAACCAAACGGATCGTCCTCTGTTAGCCTATTGTATTTAAACTTATCAAACCCCATACCACTGGCAGACTTAACATCAACAAGGACACCATCAATAATTGAGTCTTGATGTCCAACTACACCTTCAAGTGTAACCTCTTTCTGTTGATCTGTAACGTCATGTCCTGCCACTGTGGCACAGAGAAGTAGAAGCTCCTCAAGAATATATCCATAGAGAAACTTAATCCTTGTGGATGGTGGTAGTGTCTCCGGTGTTAGCTTCTTGTTAACATCGTACCAAAGCTTCCTGTCAGGCTTACCAATGGCAGACAGGCGTAGGTTGCCACGATCTCTTGGCTCTTCATAGAGAAAACTTTTCAGGTGTACCTTCAGCATATCACCAAAGGTATCAATATGTTTATCTACCTCTGCTTCATCCATGTCGATAGGTGTTAGGTTGAACAGATCATAGATATCTTCTACAAGAGTTTCTATTGTTTTCATAATAGAAAAAGGGGGAGAGAAAAATACAAAAAAACTCTCCCCCCTTCCTTTCTATGCTAGTTAAAAGGGTACAGCTTCCGATGCTGCTTCTTGAACGTAACCACCCTCAACAGGGGCGAAGTCTTCAGTACCATCCATGTACTCAATGAAGTCCACAACCTGTACGGCAGCAAGATCAGACGACACTCCTGACTTACCAGCATAGTTCCAATCAAACGGGATTGCTTTTACATTCACTACACTACCATTAGCAATTTTCTTTCCATCCCACAGATTATTCTGTGAGTCTTTGACGATGGGTGCCTGACGCTCAGTCCCATCCTTACGCATAACCTTACGCTTAATAGTAACAAAGTCACCACGTTCATCTCCCTTATTAGCAATAGGAAGATTAGCAGCTTCGATGGTTGCACGGTTGTCGTCGTTAACCTCAACCTGAATGCTCCACACCGGATCGAACTTGGTGTTCGGCTCAGTGATAGAAGCATAGTGGCACTTACCAGAAATGTAAATCGGATCGTTCATAAATAGTCTCCTTTAAAACGCTGC